CGGCAAGGGTTCGATCGTCGACTGGCGCGACGGCACCGGCATGGCGCCGCGCGATCACTTCGGGAAGCGCGTGACCTATGCGACCGCTCTGGCCGCCTACCGCACACGGATGCAGCGCGAGCACCGAATCGTCCTTTCCTCGAAGCCGGTCCCAAAACCGGAACTGGGGCTCGACCCCGAGAAGCTCTGGGAGTCGATGGCGGCCGCGTTCAAGGGGCAGGGCAAGACGCTGATGACGGACGCGCAGTTCCGGCTGGTCTACGAACGACTTCCAGACGAGCTGTGTAGGCCCTGCCAGCACTGCCAAGGGATCGGGGTCGTCCCCCGCCGCGCCGCCGCCCACGTCGAGGTGACGGCCTACCCGACCGGCTCCAGCAAGCACGGGCAGGGCAAGGCGGACGATGGCTCTCAGCCCGAGAAGCAGGTCAGGAAGGGCGTGCTCCGCGACGGCGCCGTGGTCGTCAGCCTGCGGGAGTTGGAGCGGTACCGGGAGATGCGGGCGATCCTGTCCGACGTGGTCGGCATGAGCCCCATCGCGCTCGAGGGGCTGGAGGAGTACTACTGCCGGGAGAGCGGGCAGAAGGCGCTCGAGCGGCTGGTTGGGGAGCGGTTCGGATTGGCTGGGGCGGCGCGGATGCGGGCGGCCAGCGAGCTCAGGGATTACTCCTGCCAAGCGTACAACTTGGCTACGCACGGGGCTCAGTGAAGCGGGGCTGGCTCGAACAGGAGATGAGCTTCAGCCGCGCCGCCGCCGAACTCAACCGGCAGGACGACCCCATCGGCAGGAAGCTCCGCAACATGGTGATCAAGCGTGAGCAGGAGCTGGGCAAGCGCATCGCGCTCAGGATGTCCGAAGGTCGTGAGCCAAAGCTGCGCGTGACGATCGGTTCGCTCTACCGCTACTTCCCCGAGTTGCGACCGGCCCAGATTGGAGACCTCGCCCGGCTCATGAAACCGATGCTCGAGAAGGCCGAGTCGCGGACAAGAGTCGTGGTCCAGGAAGAAATCGACAAGACGGTCTCACCCCGACTCGAACGAGTGGAGAAAAAGGCCACAGCCATCGAAAAGTGCCTTCGCGAATTAAAGGCGCTGGAGCTGCAAGAACTTGGAAGAACTGGCGAGGACTAGCCCGGTGTGGCCGTCTCGTTGTCAGCGTCTGATTGAGACGGAGTTCAGCCAACGCTCACCCGCCCCCGCGCGCCCCAAGAGAGCCCACGGGACGCGCCAGCCGGCACAACGAACCCGGGCTCACACCGACACGACGCAGCCGGCCGCCCCAACGCTTCACCTTCCGCGACCGTCCAGCACGGTGCCAAAAGGGGAAGCCATGCGGGCCCAAGTGCTGAGGGGCACACATGCAACGACACGAACCCAGTCAAGACTGGAAGCCCGACGACGCCGAGGCCGCACGCCTGATTCTGCGGGCGATGAGCGAGCCGCCCAAGCCGCCGGTTCCGAGGCCGTTCAGTAGACTGCAGCGGGAGGTCGCGCAGGACTTTGCGGATGTGCGGCGGCAGTGGGCTCGTAGGTAGACGACAGTAGAAACTAGCGCGAAAGCGCTCCCAACGTCGGACGCGACGGTAAAAACACGGACAAGGGAGCACGGAAGCGACATGCGCAGGACGCCCAGGCGTCGGCCCAAGGGTACTCTCAGCGAATTCTTCGTTCCGCTGGTGGATCACGGTCCGAAGCCAAAAAACAAGGCTGCGCGGATTCTGCACATTGTGCGCCTGATGGCCGGGAACCTTTGGGTGAGCGGCGTCACGATTCACGATCTGTCGAAGCAGTGGGGGATCGCGGTTGAGTCGCTGAAGAAGGACTCGGCCGAGGCATCCCGGACGTTTACGGCTGATCCGGTCGAACTCGCCGAGCTCCGCGCTCGGTGGCGCGCGAACGTCGAGACTGCGAAATCGCTGGCGCTCCAGATGGGCAAGCCGCAGGCGCTCAGCGCGATCCTGAAGGTGGAAGCGCGCTACCTAGAAAGCCTCGAGTCACCAGACGATCTGCCGCCGCCCGCGCCAATCGATGTCGATCGAAGTGTCACGATTAACTTCGTGCCCACGGTCGCGCCCGAGCCTGGCTCATGAGCGCGAGCTCAGCGCGAACGCTCACCGTCCCGATCAACAAGCCGCAGCAGCTGGCGTTCGCCGCCCTGCAGCGCGGCAACACAGTTTTCATCGGCTGGGGCCGAGGCGTCGGGAAATCAAAGTTCATCCAGCTTGCCTGGTGGAAGCTCGTCGCCGAGTGGGACGGTAAGCTTCGCACCGAAGCAATCAGCCCATTCCGAGGCGTACGCATCACGGTGCTGATGCCCACCTTGAAGCAATTCAAGGACGTGCACTGGGCGGGGATCGTCGAAGCCCTCGTCGGTGGCGATTGGGCATGGCTCGGCGGCCGAATGGACCGGCAGAGCGGGCAGATCCGCTTTCCTGGCGGCTCGAGCATCCGCCCCTTTCCGGCAAACGAGTACAACGCGCGCACGGCGCTCGGTCTGCGAACCGACGTGCTGGTGATCGACGAGTGCGACGATGTGCCGGCGCACGTTTACGACGCAGTCGCGATGCCCTGGCTCTCGGAGCCGTGGTCGCTCGCGATGCAGATTATTGCTGGCACCCCGAACAAGGGTCGCCACGGTCTTTGGTGGCGAACGCACCAGCAGGGCATGCTTGGCGGGAAAGTCCGCCGTGGTGAGCCGAACGAGCTCGACGGCGACCCTGATGGCCAGCGAGCCCTAGCAACGGTTTACGCCTTTCGGGCGACCTACAAGGACGCGCCCGAGAACGTAGGTGCGGCCGCAGTTGCGAAAGCCCGTGCCACCACGCTCCCGACGACGTTTCGCCGCGAGTGGGAAGCCGACCCGGACGCCGGCGAAGGCCTGGTTTATCCGTTCGAAGAAACCATTCACGTCCGCGAGCCCCCCAAGGGCACCATCTTCCGCGAGTTTATCGTGGGCATGGATCACGGCTGGGTCGACCCGGGCGTGCTGGTCCGCGGCGGCATCTATGGCCACGGCGAGGACGCGGCGCTCTGGCTGCTCGACGAGCACTACGAGACCGAAGTCCCGAATCACATTTGGAACGCGCGCGCACAAGACTGGAGCGACGCGCAGTTCTGGCCCGATCCGTCCCGCCCCGACCGCATCCGCGACATTCGCGCGATGGGGATCCGCGTAGGCGAGACCGACAACGACATTTTAGCTGGCATCGCCCGAGTGGCGAACCTGCTTTTCATTCGGCAGACAGAGACAGGCGAGCGCTGGTCGCGCTTGTACGTCTCGCCGAAGTGCAAGAACACGATCGCCGAGTTCGGCAAGTACCGCCGCAAGAAGCTGCCCGACGGCTCCTTCGATGAGAAGCCCGAAGACAAGTGGAACCACGCAATGGACAGCGTCCGATACATGGCTGTGGGCCGCTTCGGCCGCATGCCTAACGTGCGCTCTTCAGTGAGCGGACGATGAGCGACGAGCAATTCGAAGGGGCCGAACTGGTCCCGCGTTTGCTGGTGGCCAACACGTCACCGCGGTACCGCAGGCTCGAGCGGCTCGAAAGCTGGGTCGAGGGCCAGCAGTACAACAACCGCAAGCACGACTGGTTCGATGACGAGGTGCCGCTCTGGGAGCGCCGCCCGTGCATCGTTTACCCGGCCGTCTCGCTCGCGATCCAAAGCTACGTCGACCTGTTGTTCGGCGAGGGCCGATTCCCTGCCTTCACTTCCCGCCCTGGCGAGGAGGAGCAAGACGACTCGGCTGGCCTCGACGAAGAGAACAGCAAGACGCTCGATCGTTTCCTCACGAAGCACCACGACCTCTGCTCGTTCAAGGCGTACTGCCGCGAGGGCCTCGGCGCAGCGATGGGCGCAGGCACAACGGTCGGCATTCACGGGCACCGCAACGGCAAGCCGTTCGCTGAGCTGATCCCCGCTAAGTGGGGGACGCCAACCTTCGACACTCAGGGCGCGGTCACCTCGCTTGAGATCCGATACCCATACGTCGAAGAGTACAAGCTCTCGACCGGAGCTTGGGCAGTGCGGGTCATGTTGTACCGCCGAGTGATCGACGAGAAGTCGGACACGACCTACCTTCCTACAGTCGCGCAAGAGAACGGGCGCGAGCCCTCGTGGGCGGTCGATAAGACCAAGACGCTCGAGCACCACCTGGGCTTCTGCCCGGTCGTTTGGTATCCGTTTATGAAGGGCTGCGCGCCGGTCAATGTGATCGACGGCAAGGCCATTCATGCGCTGACGACTGACGAGATCCAACAGCACGACGTCGCTCGCTCTCAGTGGCATCGGTGCGCGCTCCTGAGCGAACCGCAGATGTGCGAGATCGGCGTGTCGCCCGGCTACAACCCGACCGATGTGGGGCGTCCAGCGATGGTGCCCGCCACGGAAACAGGCGGCCCGGTGTCGGTCACGAACCCCATGCGCGGCGGCTATGCCACTGGGCCAAGCGGCACGGCTCGCAAGAAGGGCCCCGGCTACGTCAATCAGTATCCCGACCCTGAAACCAAGGTCGAGATGCTCGAGACACCCGCGAGCTCGCTCGAGGCTCAGCACATCAATTGCAGTGACCTGCGCATCAAGGTGCAAGAGGCTCTATGTGTGGTGTTCCTCGACCCCGAGAGCATCAAGTTCGCGGCTACGACTTCCGGCAAGGCACTCGAGGCGATCAAGCAAAAGCAGATCGATCGGTGTGGCCAATACCGTGACGACCTGCGCGATCGGTTCCTGCTCCCGAGCATCGATATGCAGCTCCGAATTGCACAACGAGTCGGCACAGCGCTGAAGGTGCCGATGATTGTCGAGGTGCTCCCGCTGCTGAAGAAGTTCTCGAATACTGATCAAGCGGTGGCGTGATGGGCTGGCAGCCGCCGACCATCACGGTCAAGTGGGGCCCGTACTTCCCGCCCGACGCCGACGAGGAACAGAAGATCGTCACGACTACTCAGCAAGCGCTGGGCGGTGGCGTTGGTGGCGGAACCCCGATCATCACGCTGCGCTCAGCGGTCGAGAAGATCGCCCCGATCTTTGGCATCGAGAACATCGAAGCGGTGCTCGATGACCTCGAAAAGGCTGCCGAAGAGAAGCGGCAGAAAGAGCAGGACGCGGCTCTGACCGAGCAACAGAACCTGCATGATCTCGCCAACGGAAAGAAGCCCGGAGGAGCGGGAGGCGCAGGCGGCACGAAACCGAAGACGCCTGCTAGCGGCGGAATCGGTGGCGGTAGCGCTGTTGCTCCGAAGGCGTAAGGAAGCCATCGAGTTCGGGCTGGCTCACGGCTTTTCGGCTCCGCGCATTGCTCAGAAGATCAGCGCGACGGTCGCAAGCGGCATCAGCGAGGCCCGAGTGCTTTCGCGGGTCGCTGGCATCGAGTCGCTGGCTCAAGAGGTGGAAGCGGTAGGCGGCTCATTCGAGAGCGTGCTTGCGTCACCAGCCGCGGGCATCCCCCGCGACATTCGCCGAGCTCGCACGTTCGCCGACAACTACGCGAAGCGGTGGCTGCGGAAGGCTGACGAGGCTGCGAGCGAAACGGTTGCAAAAGCAGCTCGTGTCGCCAATACCGAAACGGCCAGCAGCCTCAAACGCATCGCCGTCACCGAGTCATCCGAGGCGCTGAACGGCGGCAAGGACAGCGCGGCTGATGAGATCCGTGAGCGGACGTCGCTGCTCAAGGTTTGGGACGCGCAACTCGACAAGCTGACGTGTCCCATCTGCGGAACAGCGGACGGCACGATCGTCGGCATCAAAGAATCATTCCCGCATGGGCAGCCTGGCGCGGTGCACCCCTGGTGCCGCTGCACATGGCAGGTGCTGACGTTTGCCGAGCATGGCGACGAGGGGCTGATTGAGCCCAAGCCGCCCGCGAAGGTGATCAGCCTTCCAACAAAGACCAAATGAAACCCTGCCTCCTCTGCTCGACCCAATGCCCCGACGACGCGGCCACCTGCCCAGCGTGCGGTGAAGGCACGTTCGGCGAGCCTGTGCAGGCTGAGTCGCCCGAAGACGACAAACCCAAGGCGAAGCCGCCAGGCAAACCGAAAGCCCGATGAGCTCCCGACTATTTACTTTCTCCGAGACAAGCCCCGCCGCTGCTTCAACCGTTGTTGGCGGCAGCATCGCTGGGCTCGGCGAGTACGACTTCCTCCGCGTGGACGCGCTCTTGGTGGGCGCGACGGGTGGCGCGCTCGACGTGTACCTGCAGCGACGGATCGGCCCGGATGCGTGGGCTGACTGGGTGCATTTCGCGCAGCTCGCCGCGGGCGCCGCCGCTGTCCGTTACTCGCTGATGGCGAACCTCGCCAACTCGACGACGATCACGACCGCGAACGCTGGCACGGACGCGACGCCGGCCGTGGGCCTGGCTGCTGCCACGTTCATTGGTGGCCACCCTGGCTCAGTCGTGCGCGCTGTCTACGTGGCAGGCGCAAGCACGAGCGCGGGCGCCGCTGTCAAAATCTACATCACCGCTTGGGGCACCTGATGCGCGGCGTCACCCAGGTCTCGGAGCACACCTTCGAGATCGGCGGCATGGGCGACGCCCCGCTGATGACCGTGACGGCGCCGCTAGCGCCTGCGCCCGTCGTGCCGCAGCCGATCATCGTGAGCGCCCAGCGCCCGGTCGACGAGTTCGATCATGCCGCCCCGCTCAGCGCCGCAAAGATGCTCGCGCAGATGAAGGCGCGCCTGCGCGTGGTGAAGCGAGAGATCGCCGCCGCCAAGAAGCTCGAACGCGAGCGCGACCAACTCCAGCGGCTCATTCGCGCCGCCAACACCGAACTCGACAACGTGCGGCGCCTTCGTGCTGCCGGCTGAATAGGAAAAACTCATGGCAACTATCCACGGCACCATTCGCGGCTGCAACCTCCTCCACCGCGCTGAGAAGCAAGCGGGCACCACTGTTCGGGACATCACCGAGGTGTGGGAACTGTCCGTCGACTTCGCGGCCTACACGGGCTCCACTGACGACGCGGACGTGCTCTTGGTCACCGCCGAGATCAATGCTCGCGCCCGCGACGGTCGCACCCGCACCCTGAAGTGGGGCGCGCCGCTGTATTCCGGTGTCGACGCGAACAACCAAGCTGTCGATCTGTGCGGCACCGCGGTTGCGGCTCTCGCCATCACCAGCGACACGCTGGCCGGCGAGCTGTGCAGCATCAATACCGTCTCCACCGAGGTCACCGCGACGAGCGGCGTGACCAAGGGCGTCGGGATCGCTGTCGGCGTCATCGTTACCTGATCCGCGAGTGACTAGCAGCCTCGTAGCTGCGCTCCAATTACGCGACGCCGGCGGTTAAAGGGCGAATAGGAGAAAGCATGTTTCGAGGAATGCGACGGCACTTTGCTGCCGGTGACGAAGGTGCGACCGGTGGCGGCGCAGCTGTGGTTGTTCCGCCAGTAGCGGCGGCACCAGCGGCCACAACTGACACCGCAGAACCGCACTGGCTCAAGCCACGGCTCGAGCGCGAGGCGGCTTCAACGCGCGCCGCGCTCTTGGCTGAATTCGGGGTCACCGATCCCGCTGAGGTCAAGAAGCTCGTAGCCGACGAGGCTGCTCGCAAAGAAGCAGCCAAGTCACTCGAGCAGCGAGCCATCGACGCCGAGAAGGCACGCGACGCTGAGAAGCTGCGCGTCAC